CTGTAAAACCAGATGGGTTCGGAAGAGGTTTCAGAAGACCCCATTTAACTTATGAGGAGCTAGATAATGGCACTACAGGAGTTAATATCGAAGAAGCTAGAGCTAGAGTCCAAGTGGGCACAGCAAGCGTTAGCACAGGGTAGAGTTACACCTGAAATGAAGTGGATCGATATTGAAATCAAAGGTCTTAAAGTTAAGATCAACGAGCAAAGCGTAGCAGACGCTGAGCGACTTTTTAAAAAGACTGGTTAATTACTAGTCTTATATTTTTTTTCAAAAATCATTGATTTGGTATGGGGACTTATGCTCTCTACTCAAAGCTTAGCTGTTTTTACGTTTTGTGTAAATAAATGTGTTACTTTTTCTGTGTATTTTTTGGCTTTGCCTTCCCACAATTTTTCCATTAATTTTGTCATGTCTGGATGCAATTCCCAACAGAGAATATTTAACATAGAAAAAAAATTTACTTCATCATCAGAATTTGCTTTGTAGAAAAAACTTGCGTCTCCTTCTTTTGAAATCATTCTCAAACGATGGTTTCCATCACGTAATTGA